CTGAGTTCGTTCTGCCCGAGCGTTCGACTCTTGCCGAGCGCAAGGATATTGCCGCATTCGCGAAGAACATTCTCGCCAATGCTGTGGTGGCCGCAGCGATCGAGCAGTACGAGTCGATCTACTAATCACCCAGTGGTTGTAGTCCGGCACATTCGTGTCGGAAGTCCAAATTTATGGAGCAAATTATGCTTACCATGCGGAAGCGTAGTTCCGATATCCTCCGAGAGGCTCGGTCTTTTCGCGCACCTTCTTCAGTCACTGATGAAGCCATTTTCAACTTCTTTTCTGCCATTGACACTCCGAAATCCTTAGCTGCCTGGATCCTCTATAAAACGAGGTCCCATGACCAGCTGACGGAAATCGATTGTCATCCTGAGCACTATGAGTTCGCTCATGCGTTCAGGCTCGACCTTGCGGCCGTTTCGTTCCTTTCTAAGTGTGATTTCTTAAAGACTTCATTCAAACGAGATGAACAGGCGTTCGCGAAGTTCCGTCAGTACGAGGAGCTATGTCGAGTGACGAATCGTCGCTTTTCGAACCCGCAACTCGATCCGCAAAACAACGGATCGAACGTTTGGCTGCTTAATGCTGTCAAGCGGAAAATAGAGCAGGTTTTAGGTGATTTTTCTCCAGATGAGTTTGTTGATCAGGCTAATTGGGGCCCCGGCGTGTCCACCATGATTAAGGGTGAGCACGTTTCGGCCATCAATAAGTTCCACGATGAACGTGGAATAACGCGCGACTTGTACTCCCTAGTAGGCGACTGGTTCCATGTCGCTTACCCCCTTTGGTCCACTAGTAGCCGCGATTCTTTGCGAAAGCAGTGGTGCTTTGAGGGAGGGAACAGTGTTGTCACCGTCCCGAAGAATTCGAAGACGGATCGGGTCATAGCGATTGAGCCAGGGGTAAATCTCTGGTTCCAAAAAGCTTGTGGCTCAATGATCCGCCGACGTTTACGACGGTTTGGAATTGACCTTAACTCGCAGGAGCGGAACCAAGAGTTGGCCCGTAAGGGCTCGCTCATTCCGCTCGGTCAGGCCGGGGCACTCGCCACGGTGGACTTTTCATCTGCGAGCGACTCAATAGCAAAATCAGTTGTCGAGGAGTTGTTACCTCGTCGCTGGTTCTTGCTGTTGGACGCTTGTCGTTCTAAGATCGGTACGCTTGGGCAGGATGTTATTCATTGGCAGAAATTCTCGTCAATGGGTAACGGATTCACATTCGAACTTGAGAGCCTGATCTTTTATGCAGCGGCTTACGCCGTGACCGAGTATCTTGGTCTTGACTGCTCTGAGATTTCGGTTTTTGGGGACGATGTGATCCTTCCTGCTTCTGCGTTTGACCTCTTCACTTCGTTTTCCGCCTTCCTTGGATTTAAGGTTAACCCGTCAAAAAGTTTTCATGATGGGCCATTCCGCGAGTCCTGTGGGGCGTTTTACTACAGTGGTACGGACTGCAAACCACTCTTTTTCAAAAAGAGAGTAACAGATGTCGAAAGCCTTTATAAGCTGGCTAATGGTATCAGGCTGCTTGCTCATCGCCACAATCGTAACAGTGGCTGTGATGCTCGCTTCTCTGACTGTTGGTCAGCTCTTTTCCTCAGGATACCAGAGCCACTTCGGCTCCGGGTACCTCGGGAGGCAGGCGACTCCGGCCTCGTCAGTAACTTCGACGAGGCAACTCCCAGACGAGCACGGTACGGTATCGAAGGATACTACTATCGACAGCTCGCAAGAGTTGGAGTGATGGCTTCTTCTGAGTCTAGCGCGGTCCTTTGCGCCAGGCTTTGGCAGGGCAGTTCCGAACGAGCGTATATGAACTCTTATGCGCTCAGAGGCCGATCCCAGCGTCTTTTGGTTGAGACGTTGGTGGTACGGTGGTACGACCTAGGACCATGGGAATAAGGATTAACCTCCTTTCTGCGGCTAAGCCGCTTCCTTACTCCACAGGTTTTCTTACTGCAGATCCCCGGTAATCAAGAATAGGGTCTTGGATGAAG